GCTGTACCAAGTTCGCCCCCGATACTCAAAGCTGAACTAATTAGAATCTCCAACTAATACAGAAATTTTTTTCACCTCTAACATGGAATACGTCACCTCACTTTTCAACAGACTTTTCAATATCTTCAAAGACGAAGGTAATTTAGAGCTCACTGGAACCTACCACCACCAACCACGCACCATTATCCCTAATGCGCGTGCTATTTCCGCTCACCAAGTGACATGCCACAAGGCATTCACCAAGTTCTTGACCGATCATGAGATTACTCATATCGAGCACGATCTTCGCCGATCAGAAATGACAGAAGAAGCGATTCTCGCCGACTTTTTCGCCAACGATGTCGAAAACCATCAAATCCCTTTCGACCACCACGTAGAAAAAGGACTCACCGCTATGGCTAACGCTTTTCGCCCACCGCAAAAATGCATGCCCGCACACATCAATGATGTGGAGCACCACTACCCGTACAAATGGCAAGTCAACGCCGAACCACCCTTCTCCACCGACGACTATTTCCTCAACAACAGAAAACCGTTCTCAGACTTTTACGACAGGATCACGAAGCTCTGGACTGGCTACGTCAACCCCGCAGATGCCCTTAGGCGTTACGGACCCGACCCGACACCTGGCCAACTAGAAACCGTCACTCCCGCAAAGTTTGGATTCATGAAAGAAGCAATCTTCAGCTGGACCCGAAGATGGCACCACATTATAAAGAGTGGTTTTACCGATCTCACTGGACTGGAATCAAGTACATACTTGAAAGACAGATTCATATTTCCTATGTTGTTACACACCAAAACCGCGATCGTTAAGAAAGACGACCCGAACAAGATGCGAACCATCTGGGGCTACCCTAAGCCCGCAGTTATCGCTGAGACCCAATTTTATTGGGAACTCATTGCTTGGATCAAACTCAACCCTGGCCTCACCCCGATGCTTTGGGGATTCGAAACATTTACAGGAGGATGGATAAGGCTCAACGCCCTACTATTCAACTCACTCATTCGACAGTCCTTCATCACCATTGACTGGAGCCGATTCGACAAACGAGCCTACTTCTCACTAATACGCCGTATCATGCTCAATGTTCGTACTTTCCTCGACTTCGACCACGGTTACCTACCAAACGTCAACTACCCGGACACAGCAAAAGACTGGACCCCAGAAAAGGCACGCAAGCTCGAAAACTTGTGGACCTGGACACTGGAATGTCTATTCAATGCGCCTATCGTCTTACCAGACGGCAGGATGTACCGACGCCGCTACGCAGGCATACCCTCAGGCCTGTTTATCACGCAACTTCTTGATTCTTGGTATAATTATACAATGCTCGCAACTATTTTGTCTGCTTTAGGCATAGACCCTGAAGCTTGCATAATCAAAGTTCAAGGCGATGATTCAATCATTCGCCTAGCTGTTCTCATCCCACCCCATGCCCATGAAGAGTTTTTGCTCAAGATGCAGGAGATGGCCGACTTTTACTTCAAGTCAGTTATCTCAACTGCCAAATCTGAGATTGGAAACACACTCAACGGACGTGAAGTTTTAAGCTACCGCAACAACAACGGTCAGCCTTATCGCGATGAAATTGCTATGCTAGCACAGCTCTTCCACACAAAAGCGAAGAACCCAACTCCCGAGATTACAATGGCACAAGCTATTGGTTTCGCCTACGCCGCCTGTGGTAATC